ACCTTTGGCGCTATGATTACAAAGGCAAGCAGGTAGAAGACTTACAAAAAGCTATGTGGTATCTAGCATTATTAACAGACAAAGTAACCAAGGAGAACAATTAATGGATCAGTATCAACAGTTTATACACAAGAGCCGCTATGCACGTTGGATGCCAGAGCATAGCCGTAGAGAAACATGGGCAGAAACAGTCTTTCGCTACGTGCAGTTCTGGAGAGATCGTGAGCAGATTACAGTCAAGGAAGGACAAGAGTTGTATGACGCTATCTTTAACCTAGAAGTCATGCCCTCTATGCGATGTATGATGACAGCAGGTGTAGCACTGGACAAAGACAACGTAGCAGGATTTAACTGTAGTTACCTACACATTGATTCTCCGCGATCCTTTGACGAGTTGATGTATGTTCTTATGTGTGGTACAGGTGTAGGCTTTAGTGTTGAGCGTAACTTTATCAACAAGCTTCCAGAAGTTGCTGAGAGTTTCCACGATACTGACAGCGTTATCATGGTGAGCGACAGCAAGATTGGTTGGGCATCAGCCTTCCGCGAGTTGATTGCTATGCTCTATGCAGGTAAGATTCCTAAGTGGGATGTTAGTCGAGTGCGCGGTGCAGGAGAGAGACTAAAGACCTTTGGTGGTCGAGCATCTGGCCCTGATCCTTTAGTAGACTTGTTTAACTTTTGTATTATAGTGTTCCAGAAAGCATCAGGACGTAAGCTAACCTCCATTGAGTGTCACGACATTGTGTGTAAGATTGCAGACATCGTAGTCGTAGGTGGTGTTAGACGATCAGCACTCATTAGCCTATCTAATCTTTCAGATCAACGTATGGCTAAAGCTAAGTCAGGTGATTGGTGGAGACATGAAGGTCAACGTGCATTGGCTAACAACAGCGTAGCGTACACAGAGAAGCCTGACTTCTCCGCTTTCTTGTCTGAGATGCAGACTATGTATGAGAGTAAGGCAGGTGAGCGTGGTATCTTTAGCCGTGTAGCGGCACAGAAGATTGCGGCTAGGAACGGTAGGCGTGACGCTGATCAAGACTTCGGGACAAATCCCTGTTCGGAGATAATTTTACGATCTAACCAGTTTTGCAACCTTAGTGAGATTGTTGTCCGGTCAAGTGATAACCTTGAAAGTCTTAAAAAGAAATGTCGTATTGCGGCTATCATCGGTACGCTTCAAGCAACACTTACTGACTTCCGTTACTTGCGTAATGTGTGGAAGAAGAACACAGAAGAAGAAGCATTGCTTGGTGTGAGCATGACAGGCATTATGGATCATAGCGTTATTGGAAAATCTACAGATAAGACAGCCGAATGGCTAGAGGAAATAAAAAATGTGGCTATTAAAACTAATGAGGAATGGGCTAAGAAGCTTGGAATTAATCAGTCTACAGCTATTACTGCTGTTAAGCCAAGCGGTACTGTATCTCAGCTTGTTGATAGTGCCTCTGGTATTCACCCTCGTTTTTCTAAGTACTATGTCAGAAGAGTACGCTCAGACAAAAAAGATCCACTTGCAGTCTTTATGGAAGACAAAGGATTCCCAGTAGAGCAGGATGTTATGTCACCCTCTTCATCTGTCTTTAGCTTCCCTGTTAAAGCGCCTAAAGGTAGCGTGACAGTAAAAGAAGTAGGCGCTATGCAACAACTAGAACTTTGGAAAGCTTATCAGAATCACTGGTGTGAGCATAAACCAAGCATCACTGTATACTATACTGACAGCGAGTTCTTGCAAGTAGCTCAGTGGATATGGGACAACTTTGATCTTTGTAGCGGTATTAGTTTGTTGCCAGTTAGTGACCATGTTTATCAGCAAGCTCCGTATGAAGACATAGATGCTACTAGATATAAAGAACTTCTAGCGTCCATGCCTAAGGGGGTTGATTGGCAAGACCTTGGAAACTTTGAAATGGAGGATAACACCACAGGTTCTCAAGAGTTAGCGTGTGTGGGTGGAGCGTGTGAAATTGTCTAACAAAAGAGAAGCCAACATCTTAGGCTTTAGAATACTGGTGAATGATCGGGGGCATGTCGTTACAGAAATGAGCGGCATCCCCGAAAAGGATCTTCATCTAGCGTTCAAGGATGATGAATTGTTAATGATAAGAAACATTGTACAACTTACGAAACAAAAACTAGAACCGCTCCACAAGTATTTAGAAGATGAACTAAATGCCTTGAATCATGGAGCGGGTTAACCCATAAAGATGTTGCCCATTATGCAGAAACAACATATTAAATTAATTATAACTAAGGTTGTTCTTATGATTGCTACGTTATCAGCTTCGGAATCTGTGTCCCCCACTCTTTCGCCTAGACTCAAGGCCCACAGCTTCCAAAACTTTTTCATAGTTAATCACTTTAAGTTATTTCTTTGACTTAGCACCCGAACATTTCCAACGCTTGCGTGACAAGTTGTTGGGGGTGTTCGGATCGTTTTGTTTCTTTTTAGATAGTCCTTTCTTTATGCCTAAACTTCTGGCGCAATAACTATCTCCCTTCGATGTACCTGTTCTAACTCTAGAGCCACCGTCCTTTGCTTTTCCTGCTTGACCATAGCTAACCTTCTTTCCACTAGCGGTTATTTTTACTTTGGCTTTGCCCTTTCTTGGAGTTGCCATATCTAGACCCTATACTTTTTAGTTTTGGCCGCAACCTTCTTAGGCTGTGCGCTGTGTTGCTTACCTGCTTTTGTATCTTTCTTTTTCTTCGCGGTGGTTGCCGCATACTGTGCAGGTGTCAAAGCATTTATAGCCGCTTTAGGCAAATACCTTTCGCCAGTTTTAGCACTAGGCTTTCCAGACTTTGTAGTCCACTTCTGCCCTGTCCATTTCTTTAAAGACTTCTGAGATTTTGCAAGGGCCATTACTTCTTCGCCTTAGCTTTTGCTTTAGCTGACAAGTCCTTTAAATGAAATAACTTTACACTTGTTTTGGTGTGAGACTTATTAGTGTGTAGAGTACCGTCAGCCATCTTGTGACTAGAGCCTTTATGCTCTGTGCCGTCTTTCTTATAATGTTTAACACCTTTCATTTGTAACCACCTCCTGCTTCTTTGTATTGTTTGGCAAGCATCTGAGCCTTTCGTGCGCTCCACTGCCCTGCTTTGCCACCCTTAGTTCCTCGTTTAATCTTATTAAATAAATTCTTACGCATTGTAGGCTTGGTATAATTACCTGCCGCATTAACTGTTGACTTTTTCTTTGCCGCCATTACTTGTCCCTCGCTACTGATTTTGTTTTTTTTACAGTTCTCGTTGACTTGTCCTATTTTAAAGGGTTTGACAGGTAATCCATACCTTTCCACAAGTCTTCTATTTCACGGCTAATTGTTTTTAGCTGACCGTCAAGCTTGTTTAAGTTAGCTGTCATTAACTCTGCTTTAGCTACAGTAGCTTTCATAGTCTCAATGTCTTTCTCTAAACTATCTACATTTTCATCAATCAATAATAGCTTTTCTTGTTGTTCCATAATTGTAATTAGGTTAACGCCTAGTGTTGCTAACTTGCCTTGAAGCTGTGAGACATCATTGTCTTTTAGTTCTTGTTTAATAAGCAGTAGGCTTTCTTCTAGCGGAGCAATGCTTGGAATAGACACAGACTCAACAGCCTCTAAACGTCCGTATAGTGAGCTTGCTGTCCACACACCACCACCTAGAGTTGTTGCAAGGCTAAGAAGTATAGCGATATAAACGCCTTTAAAGCTTGTGCCGCCAATCGTTAGTTCTGTTTCTGCTAAACTCATCCTCCTGTCTCCTCACAGTTTAGTTGAGTCATAAAGCACTCATAACCTAAATAAGTTGGGCCAGTAAGATAAAGATCACTGGTAGCTCCTGATGTTAAGATGTCTTGGTGAGAAACGTACAAGTTAATATTAAACGCATCTGAGCCGTTTACGTATACGCTAGTAGCAGGATTCCCAGTAGTCCAAGCAAGGCTTACGGCCTGAGTAGACGCGCTATAGCTCAAGGTGTTTGTTTCAACACGAGTGTTATTATCCATTGCTCCTTGATCCATAAACGCCACAGCGTCTGAGTTTGCGGCTACGCCCAGAAAAGCGCCTGCGGCATTAGCATGGCCTTCTATAGAATCTAAACTAGAATTATAAATGTCAGCATCAGCTTGATCTATCGTGAGGGCATCTGTATTTGTAGTAACATATTCCTGCACTGCGGCTTCTTCATCTGGAGTTGATGCTTCAGCAGATAGTTCAGCAACTTCTTGTACTGCAAGCATATCTACTACTACGGCTGTAAAATCTTCTATAGCCGCTTCCATTAAGTCAAGCTCTGCCGCGGCTTGTTCTTCTAAATAATCTTGGGCAGAACCATAGGGCAAGTAAGTTACCATTCCGGCCAGTGCTTGATTATAAGCGTTAACTTGCTCTGTTGTTATGTACGCTGTACCTGCTAGTTGTCCGTCACTAATTCCTGTGCCAGTGTTAGCATAGCCCATAGCGGCTCCTGTCATTAGGATGCCTGTATTTATCTGATCTATAATAGCCGCACTGCTTGCTATTAAAGTATCTAACTCACTTGCTTGAACTGCGGAACTGCTCAGAAACAGACTCGCTAGAGCTACTATCTTCGTCTTCATTTTCATTCCCTGCTCCTATACCTAAAATTGAGTTGTACCATATTTGAGTTTTTGTATATTTTATTATCGGTTCAAGCTTAGACCACGTTGCTCTGCGAATAACTCCAACCTCACCGTAGTCTGGTATGTACAGGCTTGGTTGCATCTTCATTAAAAGAAAAGCTCTTTTACCTACTACTAATCTACCGCCTGATAGAACAGGACAGGGCGTTGCAGATATAAATAAAGACCTCCAAACCTTTACGTCTTCACACATCCTAGCAATAGCGGCTACCTTCATTCCTAGATCGCTTAGAACTTTAGCATCTCTACGCCTATTACAATCAACATCTGATTCGTAACTGCCTTTAGTTATACCTATAATTCCTGTTTGAATTGAACCACCTGATCCCTGCAAACATGTTTCCATGCCATTAGACATGTAGCTAGGGGCTATTGCTGAGCCTACTGGCATAGCTCCAGAACTACCTGCGCCATTGTAAGTGTTAGTTACGCTATCGTCTTTGCTGTTGTTGTTACTACTAACAGTACTGCCCACTGTGTTGGTGTTGAGCGATCCGTCTTGGTTGTTGTCTGAGTCAGTATCTCCCATAGGCTCTTCTTGTGCATACAAAACTGACGATCCTAATATAAAGATAAGCGCAACAACTAGTTTCATCCCTAGTAGCACCAACACATTGGTTCGGTTTTGCGAACATCTACGTGAACAAAGGACTTAGCAACACCTACGCTCATGCCCAAAGCTGACGCATGTTTAACAATTGCTAAACGCTGTGCGCCTCCAGAGACTTTAATGTCTGCGGCAATTCCATGTGCATGTGTTCCTGCTTTTGATTTACGCTTCTCTATACTATGGTCTTTACTTCTGTAGCCGCTTGTAATAATAAACGGAAACCCACAGGCCGCTCTGAGTTGATCTAGAGCGTGTATGAAATCAACATCCATTTCATTCTCGCCAGTTTCTTGGCAGTTAAAGTCTGAGAGTTTAAAGTATTTAAATTGTTCGGCCATTAGCTACAGCCTCCTCTTAGTTTGTTTAGTACTTTGCCACCTGCGGCCATGTTTAACACTCTCATAGGATCATCCGCGTCCATGTACGCAGTCCCTGCGCCTTCGTTGTACGGTAAGCCTGTGAGTTTATTTATACGCTCGTCAGGTTCTATAGGCGCATTAGGCACAGGTGTGGATACTTCGCCTCCTGTAGCTTTAGGCATTAGCCCCAGTTCTTCACGCTCTTCAGGTGTTAAAGGCGGGTTAGATTCTAAGAAAGAAGTGTCGGTATCAACTTTTATACTTCCTTCTGGCGCACTAAAATTATAATTTTTTAAATTTCCTAACGTAAGAAGATCCATTTCCTCGTAAGCTTTCCATTGCTCAAATTCAGCTTTGTTTATTCCTCGGCTAAAACCTTCTATAAATTCAGGAGTTTGTCGAGCAAGTGCTTCAAGCCTATAGGCAGTAGGATCGTAACGCGGAGCTAGGGGTACAAACCGCCCCTCTAAAATACTCCCCGCTTTAGCAGGAGAAATTTTATTTTTTATTAAAAGCTCAAAGGCTTCTTCAGGGGTTTTTATTCTAGCGTATGCTGAAGCCTTAATCCACAAATCTTGTTGATACTGAAACTCAACAGCATTTGTTCTATAAAAGTCTCGCGTCATCTCTTCATCTGTGCTTTCTAAATTCACGCTATCTGTTTTGTTTTGATTATTCTGAAGCTTGTAATCTTCAATCGCC